TAGTCAAAACAATAACGAGTCCGTTAACACAGATAAGAAATCTGACGAGCAGTTTAGTGTTCGGGATGAAGTCCGTGCCGAGGGAGGTGTTGTTGAAAAGAGCTCTGATGAGAAAGGGAGTGATAAACAACAAGACAACTCTAAGTCAGTTGAAGAATATTCTGAAGGAGTCAAAAAAAGAATAGCAAAACTTACTAAGAAAATGCGTGAGGCCGAAAGGCAAAGAGAAGAAGCTATTGCTTTTGCAAATAGAATAAAAAAAGAAAGAGATGCCTTTGAAACTAAATCTGTATCTCTTGATAAAAACTATGCCGTAGAGATGGAGAATAGAATCTCTGGTCAGTTAGCTGCAGCACAAGCTAAACTTGCAGCGGCAAGAACTAACGAAGATTCTAAAGCAGAAGTAGAAGCACTAACAGCAATTTCACAATTGGGTTATGAACAGGGTAAATTAGCTGAGCTTAAAACAGCACAGCAAATGCAAGAAACTGCAGAAAAAGAAAAACCTGTGCAAAGACAACAAACACAACCTACTCAACCTGCACCAAGAGACCCTAAAGCAGAGGCCTGGGCAGAGAAAAATGAGTGGTTTGGTAAAGATAACGCAATGACATATACCGCTTTTGATTTACATAGGAAATTAACAGAAGAAGAGGGTATGGACCCTCAATCTGACGAATATTATGAGGAGGTTGACAAGAGAATAAGACTTGAATTCCCCCATAAATTTGATAAACCTGTGGAAGAAAAAACTACTAGTAAACCTACACAAACCGTTGCATCTGCAACGCGTAGTCCAAAGACCGGTAGCAACAACAAAACTGTGAGACTCACTTCCTCACAGGTCGCAATAGCGAGAAAATTAAGAGTGCCATTAGAAGAGTATGCGAAACAACTTATGAACACGAAGGAGGAATAGGCATATGGAAAAAGAAAACCAAACTCGTGCGAGCCAAAGTAAAAGTGATTCTACAAAAGTAAAATCACAAGCAGCAACGGTAAAACCGAAAACTGCGCCAAAACCTTGGACTCCACCATCATTCTTAGATACACCCAACGCGCCAGAAGGATTTAGACACAGATGGGTCAGGGTAGAAGTCAGAGGATTCGTGGATACGAAAAACATACAAGGACGCTTAAGATCCGGGTATGAGTTAGTAAGAGCCGACGAATATCCTAATGAGGACTTCCCAACGATCGGAGAAGGCAAATACGCCGGGGTTATCGGGCATGGAGGCCTAGTGCTGACTAGGGTACCGGAAGAGATCGCAAGGTCAAGAGAAGACTATTTTAGAAAACAATCTCAAGACCAACAAACAGCAATTGATAACGATCTTATGAAGGAGCAGCATAAGGGTATGCCTATCAATATTGATAGACAAACTCGTACAACCTTCGGTGGCAAGAAAAGTTAAAAATTTTTAACAGATCAACCCAGCGAAATAGTTAACCGTACTGGAGGCCCGCAAGGGCAGGTACACAAGGAGAAACAATATGGCTAACGCGTCAACTACTGGGTTCGGTTTTAGACCCATTAAAAAAGTCGGTCAGAATTACAACAATGAAGGACTCTCTGAGTACAACATTGCGGCTTCTTCTGCTTTAATTTCGCACGGAGCAATGGTGCAATTAACTGCAGATGGAGTAATACTTTCTTCAGGAAACACAGATGAAAATAATCTGGGTGTACTGAATGGAGTGTTTTTTACTGACGCTACGACTAGTAAACCAACGTTTGCCAACTTTTTAGCTGCAAGTAATGCTGCAACTGATATTGTTGGTTTTGTAAATGATGACCCGATGCAAATGTATGAAATCATGTCTGCTGACACTGTTTATAACAATAATGAAACAGGTGGATGTGCTGATCAAGTGTTTGCAAATGGAACATCACCGCTTTATATTTCGAGATCAAAAATCTCAGCTACAACAGCAAATACTAAAGCGCAACTAAAAATCATCGGAGTTTCTAGAGATCCTGATCATTCTGATATAACTGCAGAGGGCTTTGCTCTTAGAGTTATGATTAATGAGCATATCTTAGGAAACAACGTGGCAGGTATATAAGGAGTAATTAAACTATGGCTATATCACGTAATCAACTAGTTAAAGAACTAGAGCCGGGTTTGAATGCTTTATTCGGCCTGGAATACAAACAGTATGAAAATCAGCACGCTGAGATTTATACTACTGAGTCATCTGACAGAGCTTTCGAAGAGGAAGTTATGTTGTCAGGTTTCGCTCAAGCACAAGTAAAACCTGAAGGAAGTGCTGTTACTTACGAGAACGCTCAAGAAACTTTCACAGCTAGATACACTAACGAGACAATCGCTCTCGCTTTTGCTATCACTGAGGAAGCTATTGAAGACAACTTGTATGACAGACTTGCTTCTAGATATACAAAAGCTTTAGCAAGATCTATGGCTCAAACTAAACAAGTAAAAGCAGTAGCTCCATTAAACAATGGTCTACCTGGCGGTTCATTCACATCAGGTGATGGTGTAACTTTATTTAACACTTCTCACCCAACTGTGGCTGGAACTTTCAGTAACACATTGGCAACTGCAGCAGACTTAAACGAAACTTCATTAGAGCAAGCAATGATTGACATTGCAGCGCTAACTGATGAAAGAGGTTTAAAAATTGCAGCTAAAGCTACTAAGATGATCATTCCATCTGCACTACAATTTACAGCTGAAAGACTTATGGCTTCTGCTGGTAGAGTTGGAACTGCTGATAATGATATCAACGCAATTAGATCTATGGGGATGGTTCCTCAAGGTTACTCTGTTAATAATTTCTTAACAGACTCTGATGCGTTCTACATTATCACAGACGTGCCAAATGGTATGAAACATTTCGAAAGATCTCCATTGACTACTAAAATGGAAGGTGACTTCGATACTGGTAACGTAAGATACAAAGCTAGAGAAAGATACGTCTTCGGCGTTTCTGACCCTAGAGGTATTTTTGCATCACCAGGTGCTTAATACATAATTTTTGTGGCGGGACAAAGTCTCGCCACAATTAAGACATAGAAAGGAAAAATGCACCCCAAACAATTCAGAATCAAGATATATGCATATCGATATTATGCTGATTTTATTATAGAAAGCCTTGACGGCCCATTAGATATAGAAAATGCCATAGTTGACAAACTAGGAAATGGTGATATAAAATGGGAGTATCTTGGAGAAATGAATGATCCCAAGATAAACAGAATAACCTATGAGGAGGTTATGAATGGAGGAGATGATGCAACATCTACAGGACCTTTATCAGAAGAAAAGAGGTCTGGATCTTCAGTGGGAGCAGGAGCATCTCAAAGAGGGTAGATATACTCTCAATATGGTTAAGATTGACAGAAAAGTCAGAGATGTCTTAAGCCATATCAAAATGGCAGAAGCTCGAAGAGAGCATCTGCGAAACAAAGTTGAAGAGGCTGCACCCCAAGTTTCAGTAGCTACTTAATAAAAAGCTACATCGTTGGAAAAATCCAATCCACATTATAGGCCCTCTTGCGCTCTACTTAAAACTGCTGTATAACTTTCACACTAAGAATATTAAGACATAAATTGGTTATTCTTTTCTTAGGAAGAATAACTGGCGCGAGGAGGCGCTGATTATATGACAACACATTTTAAAAATGGAGTAACTAACGTAGTAGGAAAAGATGGAGGTTCTTCTGTATTTAGTGGAATCAAACAACCTCTTATTACAGGTGGATACGAACAAGAACAAGCGTATCAAAACGACTGGCAGATCTATAACGCAGGTGATTGGACAGTTACATCAACTGGTGGATCAGACTTTCAACTAGCAGAGTATGCTGGTGGATGGTTAAGACAAGGAGATAATGCTCCTGCCGCTGGTGAGATACAAGGGATTGCAGGACCAGAAGTTTGGCAATTCAATGAAAACCAAAAATGGTGGTTTGAAACTAGCATAGCAATCACTGACGTAAGTGATTTAAATACTTGGGTAGGATTTGCTCAAAACGGTTATGCAGATTCAGATACTTTACCGTCTGATGGTATTGGGTTCTCACACTTACAGGATACAACTACAATTCAATTCATTTCTAGAAAAAATGGAGCAGGTGTATCTTTTGATATGTTAGACACTGCGGGCGGATCTACTTTTACTATGGTGGATTCTACTATCGCTACACAAACAGCTTCAGTACAAGCGATCCCAGCTAACTCAGTTAGACTAGGTTTTGCTTATCAACCAGCTGGAAGCGAGTTAGGTGTTACTGCAAATCAATTTAAATTGTACTTAAACGGAAATCCTGTTGGAGTACAAGCAGTCT